CGATAGAAGCTCAAACTTTTACTTCTGCTGAATCTATGTATGAAGTTGTTGTTTACAACATAAGAGAAACCTTAGATACTTTTATTGATAAGTTTACTTTGACACTTAATGATTGGACTTTAGTAGATAACATAAGTTTTAAATATATAGAGCCAACTACAACCAATACCACAACAACAACAACTACTACTACTTTGCCACCCCCACCTGTTGTTTATGAGCCACCACCACCACCTGAGCCTGAGATATTTGTTGTTATTTTAGATAATGGAGAAGAAGCAGAATTATCTCAAGGAGAGATAGATGACGGAACTCTTGAGAGAATGAATCAACGACAAAAGAATTATGAATTATACGGTGTAGAATTAACTGACGAGCAGGTTGCAAGGGGAGATTTAAAATTATATGACATTGAAGAACAAGATGTGGAAGAAATCGGAGACGAGTTTTTTGATGATGTTGATGTACTTGACATTGTGGAAGATGAGCTTACTCAAGAAGAACTTGAACGACAAATGGAGTTTGATGATAAACTCTTGGAACTTGAAGAAGAAATGGAAATATTTGAGTTTGATACTGAAGAAGAAGCAAAAGAGTTTGTCGAAACAATACTTGAAGTACAGGAATACATTGAAGAAATAGATGATATTTATATTGAAGAAATTATTATTGAAGATATACCTGAAGAAATAATAATTGTTATACAAGAAGAAGAATTAGAAGATGAATTGGACGAAGAAATATTTACAGATGACACCGAGTCAGAGACAGAAATTCAAGAAGAAGATGAAATCGTTATCGAAGAAGTTGAATTAACAGAAGAAGAAATACAAGTAGAAGTTAAAGAAGTTGAAGAAAAGATTGAAGCTATACAAGAGACCGAAGTTGAAGAACTTGAAACAGAACAAGTTGTTGAAATCATTGAAGAAGTTAATGACGCAGGATTGGAAAATCTTGACGAAGTTAGCGAAGATGTACTTGAAGTTGTAGCTCAAGTTGTAGAACAATCAATAGAAAAAGCAGATGAACTTACAGTAGAACAACAGGAAGTCGTGGCAGAAGTTCTTGGATTTACAGAAACAGAAGATGTACAAGTTATTGCAGAAGCAGTAAAGACTGATGAAACAGTAGCAAAAGCAGTAGAAGAATATGTAGAGAGAGCAGTTGAGAACGCTGACATAGAAGATTACAACTTAGCAGATGTTACAACAGAAATTACATTTGAGTCTTTAGCTCAAGGAGACTTTAGTGTTATTATTGATGTTAATTTAGACGCAGTAAATTTAACAAACATTACTGATGATATGAGTTCTCAGCAAAAAGAAAAGGCACAGGAAGTTATTGTGCCAACAATTATGGTAAGAATTTTATCATTGGCAGTAAGGAGATTTAATTGATAAAAGAATTGTGGGCTTGGTTGATTGAAGCAATAAAAGAAACTCTTAATCTTGCTTGGACATTAGTGGGAATGATTATTGCAATATTAACTTTGAGTGGTGCGTCTAGGACTATAACTTTTTATGCAACTGTAATTACTTTGGGAATATGGTTAGTTACAATTAGATTTAGAAAATAATGTGTTTGATAACTAAAAAAGATGACGGCTCTTTTGTGCAGATATGTAACTGCGAGTACGGAAGCAGTCATTGTAAGGATAACTAATGGCAGATAATGGAATGACAAACAAAGAGATGTTAATGCTTGTTTTAGAAGGACAAGATAAGATAAATTCACGCATTGATGAGCTTCACGAGAAGGTAAATACAAAGATTTCTAGGTCAGAACTTATGGCTACTGCTACCTTTATTGTTCTACTTATAGGTGGAATTATCCAATATTCTATGTAAATTAGCCATTTAGAGCCGTTTTAAGAGCATATTTAGAGGATTTAGCTATAACTTACCACCCTAAAAAAAACTAAAAAAAACTTAAAAAATTCTTGTTTTTGTGTTGCATTTATAATCTATGATTATATAATAAGAGTATGAAAAATACAGATTTTACAAATAAGAAAAAAGAAGTAGCAGATATTTATATTTTAATTGATGAAATAATTGTTGAAGCACAAGCTAGGTTTTATCCTACTAAGGATTTAGATGATGTTTATACTAAGTTTCTTAATAATGGAGTAAAAGATTGTGAAGAAAAAATAGCTAAAACAAATGATTTAGAATGGATTGCAGAACTAGAGCTAAACAAAAAATTTAGTGAATTGTGGATTAAAAGGGCTAAAAACAAGCAAAGAATGGCTACTATAAAATACTTTGCAAATAACAAATAATACAAAAGACCTTAGAAGCTATTGCTAGTATCTAAGGTCTTTTTTTTATTTATAAATCACAGATTCGTCAATTTATGATTTATAATACTTATTGTGAATAAAGTAAAAGGAACAAGTTGTATGTTCTGTGGCAAACATCTTACCACAATTCGTGGTGCTTTGTTTTGTAACGACATAAATTGTATAAATTTTAATTTAATAATTAATCAACTTGAAGAAATAAAAACTTAGTAAAGGAGATATATGCCTTCATTAATTATTGAAGGTGTGATTGCGTGTCTCTTATCTTTGCCACCAATGGCAAGTGATATGGAGACTTACTTAGATTGCAGGGAGCAATATAAAAAAGTCCAAGTTGTAGAACAATGGATTCCTATATTGCAGACACACTTCAAGCCTGAAGATGTTTTACAAGCTAGTCTTATTGTTTATTGTGAATCATCAGGCAGACCTTCAGTACATAATCACAATACAAATGGGACAATGGACGAAGGTTTGTTTATGTTTAATGATGTAACTTGGACTTGGTTGCAGGATAAACTGAACTTTGAAGGCGACAGAAAAGACCCATTACTCAATATTAAAATAGCTTCTTGGCTCTTTTATAATGACGGCAAGGGTAAACATTGGTATAGCTCAGAACATTGTTGGAACTATGATTTTTGATATACCACTATTAGATGATTTAGATGAGGAGTTGAGTGATAAAGAAATACAACTTTATAGAGCAAGACAGAGTAGGGAAGCTCGGAGAGAAGCTAATACTTAACCATTATAACTTTATAAAAGATAAAAATGGTAATAAGTATCACGCAAGAGCAACAAGAATTGATGAACAATTACAAGGTGCTGACCTTATGGTTTTCAATCAGAGCCTTAAAACTAATTACATAGAAGTTAAAACAGATACTCAGATAGAAGAAACTAAAAACATAGCTTTGGAATATTTGATTGAGCAAGAAAATGGCAACTTACAAATCGGTTGTCAGATGAAAACTTTTGCAGACTTTATGATGTATTGGAGTTATCCAACTAACTTTGTAAGGTATTGGAATCCTAAAAAATTACAACCATACATTGTAACTTGGATAAGAGACAGAAAATATAAAACAGTAAAAGTAATTAACGAAAATCAACAAGGAGATAAATGGTTTGCACATTGTTTGCTTGTACCGACTTATGAATTTGATAAACTAAAACAAGTAAATAGTTTTTTAGTTAGCCTAAATGTATTAGAAGGAGTTTTGAATGAAGAAGATTGAATGGCGAGAAGATGAAACTTTTACAGAATACAAGATGAGAAAACACGAAGGTATGCAAGGTATGGGTCAAAAGACAGTAAAGAAAAGAGAAGGTTGGTCTGATAATCAAAAGCGTGGACTAACTAATAAGAACAAAGGCAGAAGAAAACAAAACCTTGCAAGAAAAAAACTAAGAATACCTGACACAAAATTTAGAAGTCAAATGGGTAACGAAGAATCTTGGCTTGGAGAAGTTAGAGTAGAAGTCAAAGCAGGTAAGCAAGTACAAACCTTATGGACTAAATATCAAAAAGCCAAAGAACAATCTGACTCTAATACAAGTATAGGAGATACAAGACCATTTATGTTTGTTGCTATGCCTGACGGAACTTCTAATGGATTAGTCGTGGTAGAGCTTGATAAGTTAGATGAAGTTGTATTTGCTTTACTTGAAACTTGGGAATCCTAAATAATTCCCAATAAATACCCATTATGTCTCACTAAGTCTTTATACTAACCACAAGCAACAAACAGGACTTTTATGGCACTTAAAGATTATCTGAAAACTTATAAAAGACCACCAATAAAGCGTGGATATATTTATGGTACAGAAAAAAGACAAATGGAATGGGAGCAAGTGTTATCTGCCTTAGAAAAAGGTTATCAAGATACAACTGCACTTGTAGATTGGTTAGTTGGAGAATGTGGTTGGGACGGTATCACTCCTAAAACAATATCAAATAGAATCAATGAACAAAAAAAACGAATCCAAAAATCTTAATCAGTTTCTTACTCGCTATGACGACAAGAAACATAATGAAGCTCTAGCTAAAGAAAAATATCCAACAGGTTGGCAACCACACGCTGAGTATGACCCTAAGACTAACAAAGGTACGTTAGTATCTCGTGGCACAAAGGAACAAGAGCCTGAGTTTGCAACTCTACTAAGTGAATGGGGATTTGACCCAAAGGAATATGAAATAGTTGGCAACTTACAAGTCAGAACTTGGGATATGAATATGGGAGACGGTAATGTCCAACAGGCTTGGTATTACAAAGCTGACATAAGAAAAAAAGTCCCTGACTTTGATACCGACTTTGCAAAACTACTAAAAGAAATTAAGACATACAAGATTAAATCACAACCTGTTAAAAAAAGTAATACTGCTTTTATGTACTATGTTGCAGATTATCAATTAGGTAAGAGAGACGGTAAAGGTAGTGAAGAAATTGTAAGCAAGGTTTTAGACTCACTTGACTCTGCTAACGCAAGACTAAAAGAATTAAAAAAGTCAGGACATACCATTGATGAAATCTATGTCATTGGTCTTGGAGATATTGTAGAAAACTGCGATATATCAGGTTGGTACTCATCTCAGATTTGGAATGTGGACTTACACCTGCGAGACCAAATAACAGTTGCAAGAAGATTGCTTTGGAAGATTGTAAAAAACTTTGCAGACCAAAACTACAAGGTAGTTTTATCAGGTGTTACTTCTAATCACGGACAAAACAGAAGTGGTAAGCAGAGCTTGGCAACAGAAGAACTAGACAACCTTGACTTGCAGATATTAGAACAAGT